GGCTCCCGATATGATGTTGTTTCCATAAAGAAGGCTTCCAGCTACAGGTTCGCGGATGCCATCAATATCGACTGGTGGTGCCGCAATGAATGCAATGATAAAACAAATGGTGGCTGCAAGGAGACACGGAATCATTAGTGTTCCAAACCAGCCGACATAAAGACGGTTGTCGGTCGAAGTGACCCAGTTACAAAAAGAGTCCCAAGTATTGACTCGGGACCGAGGGGCTGCGATTGTTGCAGTCATAGTTTGAAGTTAGTTAAGACGAGTTACTTTTACCCGGCCAACTCCAGAACCAGTGAGACCGATTGCATCAGCCGCACCTTTACTTAGATCAAGGCTCCTACCATAAATATAGGGACCACGATCTGTTACCCGAACAACGGCACACCGTTTGAAACATATACGAAGACGTGTCCCAAAGGGTAGTGTCTTGTGCGCTGTAGTAAGGGCGTTTTGATTATATCGTTCGCCACTAGCAGTAAGGCTGCCATTAAAGCCAGGACCATACCAACTAGCGATCACCGATAGAGTAGTTAGAACAGGAATCATAATAATAAAGCGAAGAACTTTAATATTGATTACTCCTACAAATCCGCCAATACACGCGCAGTATTGACGGATCTACCAATACTACATCTTTTTCTTTTTCTTAGGCTTAGACTTACCAGCACTACTGAGTGCAGCAGCTACAGCTTGTTTTTGAGGATAGCCTTCTGCTTTCATCTTACGAATGTTAGCAGATACAGTCTTATCAGAGGAACCTTTTTTGAGAGGCATGATCTTAAGTTACTTCTTTTTACCGCCACCCTTGTGGCCTTTCTTACCGCAAGCCATTAGAATACTCCAGGAATGAGTTGACCGGTTACAGCGTAAGCACCAATTGCTGCAATCACACCAAGCATAGCAAGGCGACCATTCAGCAGTTCAGCACGCTCGTTATGAGGCACAGTGTAGTCTTTGTCAGTGTACATAGGTGGTTCCTTTGCCCAGATGTTAGTGTCGTTCATCAATAGTTCAGATCGGATCGTTCAAGTTTAGCAAATACATCTTGACGATATGCAGGATCTCGATCATAGCGAGGATCAGACATAGCTGCAACTACCTCAGCTTGAGAGCGGAAGACATCCTTGCTGCTACCAGCAGGCTTACCTTTAAACAGTTGACCTTCAACGCCCATAGCTTCAGTGTATTTAGATTTGAGTGCTTCAACAGCAAATGAAATGGCATCGTAGTTTCCACTAGCAATGACATTATCATAACGCTGGATGTCTTGAGGTGAAAGATTATCTGATGCCCAAGCAATCATTTCTTGATAACCTTCATCACCACCAGCAATACCACGAAGTTCAGAAACTTGTGAGTCACTGATGTCTTCTGTAGCAGGTTGGCTTTCTTCGATCTGTTTCCGATACTTAAGATATTCTGCTGCAACTTCAGCAGGGTTCATCTTAGCAAGTTGTTCCTTAGTCTCTTTGGATAGCTCACCATTTTGAGCATCTTCCCAAAGAGCATCAAGTACACTGATAGTTTCTTCTTCAGTGTCTTCTGATTCTGCATCATCAGTAGTTTCCTCAGTTGAGGATTCTTCTTGACGAGAACCAAATTTAGATTGGAGTTCGATGTAAGCTTTTTCTAGTGCTTCAGCATCTTTAAACTTACCAGCGAGAAGCTGTTGCTGTTCTTTAGCAGCAGCCTCTCCGATGGCAAGGGCTTCTTGCTCAGCTTCATTGAACTCAGGTTGATCCACAGGATTGGGATCATACGTCAGAGTTGCCATGTGCAGTAGTTACTTCAAGGTTTCCAAGACCAACTTTAGTTACATAGTTGGGTGAACGCCCAAGAGAGGGAGCACCAATCTTAGGCTTAGCTTCGTACTTATTTGGTTTAGGAGTCTCTACCATAAGTACAGGTTTTTCAGTAGGTGGATGTTCTACTGTGCGGACATCCCTTTCGGGTTCAACTTGTGAGGGTTTACGCCGACTATTGCGGCTGGGTTGGTTGCTCATTTGGTTGTGGATATTTAGATGGATCATTAGCAGGTGCAGATGCCAGCTGACCAGCTTGCTTAACCAGCTCCATTTGTTGCTGTTGTTGCATAGCTTGTGCTTGCTCTGTTTGTACATCCTGCATAGACTTCACAAGGTTAAGAACATCAATACCTTGAGAAGCAGCCAGTCGTTTGATAACCTCTTCAGGGTTAACGAATGTTTGAATGGCTTGTGGACCCATTGTTTGTGCAATAGTCATCAGGAATGCGCTAAGGCTTTCCCGATCTTGTCCTCGACCAAGTGCATTGATACCTGCCACAATGGTAGGCTTGACAATACCTTTGGGAATGCGAGGAATCTCACCAGTCTTTTGGAAGACGTTCAACTTACGATTGAGATAGGGAACAAGGAAGTCAACAGTAAGCATACTGAATAGACCACCAAGTTGTTGCTCAAGTTCAAGTTGAGTCATGCGTACTTCTTCAGCAGTAGTACGTTCTGACTGGCGAACATTAAGGATGAGGAAGGCATCAGACAACCGACGTTCAAGTTGGAGTGCCATTTCATAGGCAGTCCTGAAGTCAGCAGTCTTACCAACCTGGACAACACCGATGTCTTCTGGTCGCCCTTGAACGATCGCACCGTTGCCTGCAGCGGCCAGCGTCTGGGGTTTGGTCGTGCTTGAGGGTGACACTACGAATACCACCTTAGCGGCTGCTGCAGAGCCTTCTACGAGTGCCTGAGAGAGTGCTTCAAGTGAGCGCAGATCTCCCATGAATTCTTCGACACGACCACGACCATACATCTCTCCATCAACAGAGTTGAAACGAAGAGCTAGCCAAGGGTTAGCGTCAAGTGGTGCCTTACCAAAGGACTTAGGAATAACGATATCATCAACCTCTTGATGCCATACATAACGATTGTTGTCACGTCGAACGTGTGTGTAGATATCTACTTCATCACGATCACCACGTTTATCTCTAGCAACATCGTTAGGTTTACGTTCAGGAAGAATGCCTTCAAGAAGCTTCTTTGATACTCGTTCTTTGGTTACGATTTCAATGACGTTACCATCACCATCTCGATCTACAACGTAGCGATTAAGAGGATACAACCGAAGACCATCTTTGCCCATATAAATCAGAGCATTACCAGCAACAACCAAATGCTTCAGTGCTTGGTGTACAACGACACGATCATCACTAGCAGCAATGGATTCCATAATGGTGCGCTCAATCTTAGCAAATGCTAGATCAAGTTCTGATTTAATACCAGGTCCATATTCCTGACCAAGCATTGTCTCGTCCACTTGCAACTTAAAGAAGCTAGTCTGTGGAGGAAGCAAAGCAAGCATCAGTTTAGATGAAAGTGTCACAACACCTTTAGCACCAACACTTTGCCAAGGAGAAGGCAAAGGTTTAGCTGTTTTGTATGACACCTCATCATCACGGATCAAATAAGGCAATGTAAGTTCAGCTGCTCTTTGTGCAACATTTAGATATTGAGTGCGATCACCGAACAATAAATCATAACGTTCTTTCGCAGACATCAGATTGTCAAGCCTCCACCGATACCAAGGCTAGCAAGTGTGTTACCAAGAGCCATGGCAGGAAGTCCACGACGATAATCTTGACGTGTCTTACGAATATTCTGTCGTGCTCGGATAGCATCAGAACCATAGGCACGACCAAGTTGAGCCAGTTGCAGAGGATTCATCTGGTCAAACTGTGAACTCAGTTGGTCGAATTGTGTTTGGAACATATCTTGCAATGCACCCATATCAAACGCTGGTTGTTGCATTGCAGTCAAAGCATCAAGCATTGATTGGAAGTCAAATTGATCACCACCAGCAGCGGCAGTAGTACCATCTCCAGCAGCGGCAGCGGCTCCATCTCCGGCTGCAGTAGCTGTGGTATCACCAATAGCAGGAGCAGCACCCATAGGACGTACAGCAACACGCCCACCAGGACGAATCTGTGTACCACCAATCATCATTTGGGAAGGTACAGCAGCAGTAAACGATTGCTGTCCACTTTGAGGATTAATGTAGCCACCACTGGCACGACTGCCCATCATACCTTGAAGGGTCTTAGCAATACGACCACCACCAAAGTCAGGTTGCTGATAACCAAACATTTGTGGAGTAGCTTTCTCCATCTGTTTGATCAGCATATTAGCTGCACCAGAATTAAGCCGAACATCTTGTCCAGCTTTATTCATGATGTCCATCGTCTTTACAATATCCTGTGAAGACGCTTTTGTTTGTTTAGCTACTTGCTCAAATTCTTTCTTAGTAATACCACCAGGAGCAAGTGTACGTAGTGTCGCCTTTACACCGCCAGATCCGCCACCTGCAGGACGTCCCATTGGATTGAGTCCAGCATTTGTCATTACTTGCTTTTGTTTAGCCATTGTTCTCTTCGTTGAGTTGGTATTGAATCCACTCGACCACAGAACGTTGGCCGGAGCGGTACATTATTTGTGAAAGGGATTCACTAGGGTTGGGTGTAGTGGGCGGAAAGTTCTCTTCTAGTTTTTCTAGAAGAACATTAAGTTGAAGTCCGGAGACTTCAAGCATATTGAGGGAGATTGGGGTTTGCATGTTCAAAGAAGGCAGGCATACGTGCTCGCTTTGTATCAGAAAGCTCTGGAGCCTTCCCTTCATACATCAGACGATCG